AACTTTGCAAATAAAAGGAGTCTACGATGGACTACACAGATCCTATAGAAGTAGCTAAACAACTTCTCTCAGAAGAGAATTTAGTAGAGGCTGAGACTATTCTCGACCTCGATGATGAACAAGACACAGAAGGTAAGAAGCCCAAAATCGACACTGATAAGGGAACAAAGAAGCAACCAGAGCCTAAGATGAAACCATCTAAAGCCAGTGCTAAACTTGATACCGCTAAAGCAACAGCAGAACACTTAACTGCTCTTTTCTCCGGTGAAGAACTCACCGAAGATTTCAGAGATAAGGCTCAAACAATTTTTGAAGCCGCAATCAACGAAAGAGCAGATCAAGTTGAAGCCGAACTCCTCGAAGAGTACGAAGTTGCTTTGGCAGAATCGGTAGAAACTTTACAACAAGAAATTACCGAAAGACTAGACGACTATCTTGGATACGTCGTTGAAGAATGGATGACTGATAACGAAGTCGCTGTTGAATCTGGTATTCGCACCGAAGTCGCAGAAGGATTTATTCATGGTCTTAAGGACCTATTTGAATCTTCATTCATTGATGTTCCAGAAGAGCAGTATGATCTTGTTGATGGATTATCAACTGAAGTCGAAGAACTTCGTTCTAAATTAGACGAAGCCGTTAACAGTAACATCGAACTCGGTAAAGAGAACACCATCACAGAATGTTCTTTAGTTTTTGAAGAAGAAACTGAAGGTCTATTAGAAACCGAAGTCGATAGACTTCGAACTCTAGCAGAAGGTATTGAGTTTGAAAGTGTAGATCAATTCAGAGAAAAATTAAATGTTCTGAAAGAATCATACACGGATAACACTTCACCTACTCTATATGAAGAAGATAATACAACCCCAGACACAAGTGTCCACCATAGTGCTGATATCAGTCCTCTGATGGAACGTTACACACAGGCCCTCAAATCGCCACACAAGTTTTGAAAACTTGTATAAGCATAAATATAAAAAGAAATTAATTCAATTAGGAGAATTCAAATGGACTCTAACTTAGGTTCAGCAGACATGCTAAACGAAAAATGGGCACCCGTGATTAACCATCCCGACATGCCCGCTATCGATGATAACTATAAGAGAACAGTAACTTCTGTTCTTCTTGAAAACCAAGAAAAGGCTCTCCGTGAGTCGAACATGCTCAACGAAACCCCAAACAACGCCGTAAATGGTGGACTAGGTCTCGCTGCTGCAAACGGTAACGCAAACATGCAGGGATATGATCCAATTCTTATCTCTCTTGTTCGTCGTGCAATGCCCAACCTTATGGCATACGATGTATGTGGTGTTCAGCCAATGACTGGACCCACTGGACTCATCTTTGCTATGCGTGCTAAGTATGACGATCAGAGCAAGGCTGAAGCCCTGTTCAACGAGGCTATCAACGCTTCTGGTGGTGTAACCACTGCATTCTCCAACATCGGAGACGTAGTTGGCAGTAACTCCGAAGGTAGCACAGTTGATCCACTCGAAGGACTTGATCCTTACAGTAGATCTGGTGCTGAAGCATTAAGTGGAGCTGCTTTCCCACAGATGGCATTCTCCATCGAGCGTACCGCTGTTGAAGCAAAGAGTAGAGCCCTCAAGGCAGAGTACACCACTGAACTCGCTCAGGACCTCAAGGCCGTTCACGGACTTGATGCCGAAAGCGAACTCGCTAACATTCTCTCAAGTGAAATTCTTGCTGAGATCAACCGCGAAGTCATGCGTACTATCTACAAGAGTGCTAAACTCGGAGCCCAGCAGATTGATCTCGCTTCTAGAGCGCCTGGTACTACATCTAATGACCCCAGTGCTGGTGGTGACCACGGTGTCGGTGTTTCGGGTGGTACTGCTGCTGATGCAATCAAGTCTAGCATCACTGGTGCAACTAACACCTTCGGACGAGGTATCGGTGGTGTATACGACCTGAATGCCGACTCTGATGGACGTTGGAGTGCCGAACGCTTCCGTGGACTCATGTTCCAGATTGAGCGTGAATGCAACCAGATCGCTAAGGACACTCGTCGTGGTAAGGGTAACTTTATCATCGTCTCGTCCGATGTTGCTTCAGCCCTCGCAATGGGTGGATTCCTCAATATCTCGCCTGCTCTGAACCAGAGCCTGAATATTGACGACACTGGTAACACCTTCGCAGGTGTTCTCAACGGTAAGATCAAGGTTTACATTGATCCTTACGCTGGACCTGGTGTTGCTCATACCGCTGCTACCGACGCTGGTAGGAACTTCGTTTGTGTAGGATATAAGGGAACCAGTGCATATGATGCTGGACTCTTCTACTGCCCATACGTTCCACTCCAGATGGTTCGTGCAGTCGGTGAGGATAACTTCCAGCCCAAGATCGGTTTCAAGACTCGATACGGACTGGTAAACAATCCATTCGTTACCACTAACACGGGAGTCTCAGACCCAACCTCTGCTTCTAACAACCGTCAGAACCAGTACTACAGAATCTTCCGAGTAGACAACCTACACGGTAACTCCTGATAACAGTACTATAAACCTAGTTGAAATTGGGGTGGGGTCTTAATGACCCCACCCCTTTTTATTATAAATACTTAATGGAGAACTAATATGGCCAATAATATTAATATCAGTGGTTTGAATCAGATGAAAGAGAGTCGTCTTGATAGACAACCAGAGAATACAAATCCTCTCTTAATCACCGAATTCAAATTCACGATGCAAAGAATACCTACTGTAACGTATTTTTGTCAATCGGCAAACATACCATCGGTGTCGGTAGGAAACGTTGAGCAAAATACTATGTTTTCTCCAATAAACCTTCCAGGCGTTTTTAGATTTGAAGATCTATCACTATCCTTCGTGGTAGATGAAACCATGAAGAACTGGTTAGAAATTTACAACTGGATGAGATCAACTTCTAATGCCGAAGATTTTGCTGAATTTGAAACTCAAGATCAGCACCTATCTGATGCCACTTTAGTAATAACCAATAGTGCAATGAAAGGGAAGTTAGTCGCCAACTTCCGAGATTGTTTTCCTAAATCACTTTCTGGAATTGATTTCAATAGTGCAGTATCTGATCCAGAACCAATAATTGCAACAACTACATTTGGATTTACAACATACTCAATTGAAAGAATTGATGCTTGACAAAGGCTCATTTATGATGTAGACTATTGGTATGAATCTACACGAACTAAAATCAATGGTCGAAGAAGATATGATCATCGACGACACCGAACTCGATATCGAATCTGTAAAAACCCCACAACTGCATAACAAATACCTAAACCTCTACCATGATGAGAGGCTTATCTTCGTCAAGATAGAAGAAGAGTATAAGAAGTTATACAAAATTAAATGGGAATACTACACAGGTAAGATCGACGAGGGTACTCTCAAGAAGTATAATTGGGAGCCATTTCAACTTAACATTCTAAAGGTAGATATAGACAAGTATCTAGAAGCAGATACTGATCTGTCAATACTCAGAATGAAAGTATCATTCACAAAAGAAAAAGTAAACTACCTAGAGTCCGTAGTTAAAATTGTAAACAATCGACAATGGAATATCCGAAGTGCTATCGATTGGAGAAAATTTGTCAGTGGTGTATAGCAAAGATCTTATACACGCTGCATACCTTAAACATGCCTATATACATGCAGCAGCACACTCTAGATGCAATACCCAAGTATCATCAATACTTGTAAGCAGAGAATCTGGTATTCTACTGGCATCAACCAATGTTTATGAGAATGAATGGTATTCTTTCTCGTCCATACAAAGCATTATATTCAAGTCAGCATTGCGTGGAATATCATGTTATGGTTTGGATTTATACACCCCACTACCCCCATCAAAACTAGACACAATCATGATACGAGAATGTGGTATCGAAACTGTGATTTATCATAAAGAGTTTACAGATATGATAAACGAACCTGATAAAATTTCATTGGATTTTTTAAGTTCAAACAATGTGAAGGTTATAGAATGGTCTGGAAAAGTGTCGAAGAAGCCATTAAACCTTATGGTGCTAGGAGAGTCCTTCAATCCATAAGGGTCAAATCTCTGATACATAAGTGTATGAGCGATTTGTTTATTAGTAAAGATAACTCGGTGAATTTGAAGGTTGATTGCGAACGAGGTTTAGCCAAAGAACTCTCGGACTATTTTACGTTCAAAGTTCCAGGTCATGAGTATATGCCTGCTTTCCAAAAGAAGAAGTGGGACGGACGTATAAAATTATACAACATATTCAGTCAAGAGATTTACGCTGGTTTACTTCCGTATGTGCTGAAGTTTGCAAAAGATAGAAAGTATAGCGTAGATACAGATAGTAATGTTATATTAAAACCTAATAAAGTTAAAACTGAAGACTTGCGTACTTGGGTAGATGAAGGTCTTAAAGTGTACGCAGGTGGAAAAAAGATTAAAATCCACGAACATCAATTAGATGCTATCCAACATGCTATAAGTACAAATAGATGTCTTCTGTTGTCTCCTACGGGATCTGGGAAGTCCCTGATCATCTATTCGCTAGTTCGCTACTACCAAAACTTAATAGAAGATGATCGTAAGATATTGATCATAGTCCCCACAACATCTCTGGTAACTCAGATGTACAATGACTTCAAAGACTATTCTCAAAAAGATGAATGGGATGTCCGTGAGAATTGTCATAAAATATATGGAGGTCAAGATAAGATATGCGATCAACAAGTAGTAATATCAACATGGCAAAGTATATACAAATTACCTCTGGAATACTTTGACAAATTCAATGTAGTATTCGGAGATGAGTGCCATTTGTTCAAAGCAAAGTCTTTAACTAAGATTATGACTAAACTACAAGACTGTCCCTATAGAATAGGAACGACGGGAACACTCGACGGAACTCTAACTCATAAACTAGTTATTGAAGGTCTGTTCGGTTCGGTGTATAATGTGACCTCAACTAAAGATCTGATCGATAAAGATCTCTTGTCCAAGTTAAAGATAGATTCAATCTTATTGTCTTACGATGACAACACAAAGAACGAGATAAAGAAGGCAAAGTATCAAGACGAAATGAATTGGATTATAGGAAATAAAAAAAGAAACGAGTTTATAAAGAATTTAGGAACATCACTATCAGGAAATACGTTAATACTATTTCAGTTTGTAGAGAAGCACGGAAAACTTCTTCACGAACTAATCAAAAAGGCTAATCCAGATAAAAAGATTTTCTTCATCTACGGAGAAACCGATGTTGAAATTAGAGAAGAAGTAAGACATATAGCAGAAGAAACCGACGATACAATAATAATTGCTTCGTATGGTACGTTTTCTACAGGTGTATCCATAAAGAGACTACATAATATTATATTCGCATCACCATCCAAGTCTCGGGTTCGTGTCCTACAATCTATCGGAAGGCAGTTAAGGAAATCGGAATTTAAAGAATGTGCCCGATTGTATGATATAGGTGATGATCTATCTTTCGGAAAGTACAGAAACCACACACTTCGACATTTCCTTGAAAGAATTAAGATATATAAATCAGAAGGTTTTCATTTTTCACCGAAGTCTATACGAATTTGAGGAGGTAGGTATGTACCCATGTAAGATAATAAAACTTAGAAGTGGTGAAACTATCATTACCAAAATAGTTGGTAAAAAATCAAACAAACTAATGCTAGAGAATCCTATGCTTATGAGGATCAATTCTATATCAGATCCATTCAACAACATAAGAAGAGAGATTTTAACCCTACAGAACTGGTTAGAATATTCGGATAAAACCAAGGTAGCAATTCCAGAAGATTGGATTGCTTTATTTTTAACTCCCGATGCACAAGCAAACCGATTGTATGAGGCAGAAGTTAGTAAACCAGAAATAACGGAAAATGATCTAAAGGCATTAGAAGATCTTCTAAAACCTCAAGATTCAAATGATCCAGATAAGAAACCAATAGATCCGACTTCTATTTTTATGTCATTTGCTATCAACCAAGATATCTTCAAAAGACTGATTGAGGACGGATATCTAGAAGATGAATTGTTTGATATGGAAGAAATTGATGAGGATGAACTAATTGATAATACAGACGGTCTGCATGAAGAATTAGAATCAGAATCTGATCATCGTTCCGGGAAAGAAGAAGATTTTGGAAATACTTGGAACGATTGGTCTCCGGATCTTAGAGATTATTTATAGTACCTTTCGAACCGGAACACAGAAATTGTAACATTGATGTCAAGGATTAACAAGCAAAATCTAAAGAAAAAAATAAATTACTTTACAATTGAAAAATGAATGATATAATTACACTATGAAGAAAACAAAAAAAGTAGTTGAACATTACGTCGATAACAAAGAGTTTTTCAAAGCTATGTGCGAATGGAAACTAAAAGTTATTGAAGCGGCGAGTATAGATGATCCCAGACCACCAATAGGTGAATATATAGGTGAGTGTTTTGTTAAGATATCAGAACACCTATCAAGAAAACCAAATTTTATAAACTATCATTTCCGAGACGAGATGATAGCAGATGGTATTGAAAATTGTCTAATGTATGCACACAATTTCAATCCAGAAAAATCTACTAATCCATTTTCATATTTTACGCAAATGATTTACTATGCGTTCTTGCGTAGAATAGAGAAGGAGAAAAAGCAGAACTACATTAAGTATAAACTAATGGAACAGGCAGACGATGGAAGTTTTATGGGTTGGTTCAAGGAGAACTACTTTGAAAAGGATTCCAAGAAGGATTCCAAGAATGCCTACGCTGATTATTTTGAAGTTAGTACATCAGACATAGAAAAGTTTACTCCTGCTAAGAAGAAGAAGAAGAAAAATGAAGATATGCCTTCTGAATGATACGCATTTTGGTGCTAGGGGAGACTCTCAATTATTTCTTGATCACTTCATGAAATTTTTTGATGAGATTCTTTTTCCGTACTTAGATAAAAATAAAATAACAACTATTATTCATGCAGGCGATCTTATGGACCGTCGCAAGTTTGTTAATTTTAGCGTGTTGAATCAAGTAAGAACTAAGTTTATTGATCGAGTCAAAGAACTTGGAATTTCTATTCATTGTATTATTGGTAATCATGATGTTTACTATAGAAACACGAACATGGTTAACTCTATCAGAGAGTTATTTTCTGATGACTTGATATTATATGAAGAACCTGCTGTTGTTAACTTTGGGGGTTTAGATATTGCTTTACTTCCTTGGGTAAATAAAAGTAATTATGATCAATCTGTGGAGTTTATAAAAACAGCATCGGCTCCCATTCTAGTAGGGCATCTAGAACTAGATGGCTATGAAGTTATGAGGGGTGTTGGATTTCAAGGTGGAATGAGTCCTTCATTGTTTCAGCGTTATGAAAAGGTTCTGTCTGGTCATTTTCATTGCAAACAAGAAAAGGGTAATATATCATACTTAGGAACCCAGTATCAAATTACTTTCGCAGATCTCGATGAGTCTAAAGGGTTTCATATTTTAGATACAGAAACCCGAGAAGTTGAGTTTATAGAAAATCCATTTAAGATGTTTCACACTATGAACTATAACGATTCAGATGGTCCAATCGATGTGGAGTCGGATGATTATAACCATTTGAAAGATTCGTACGTTAAGGTGTTTGTCGAATGTAAGAAACATGCTTATAGTTTTGATCGTTATATGGATAAATTGTACGATGCAGGAGTTTCTAAACTTACAATCGTAGAAGATATTGAAGATAATAACTGGACTAAAGAAGAAATCGTTGATCTTGCACAGGACACTGTGTCCCTTATCAATAGTGAAATTGACGGAATGGAAGAAGTTGCAGATAAAGATAAAATGAAAACTATGATAAAGGATCTTTATATGGAGAGTTTATCCCTGTGATTATTTTTAAAAAATTAACTTGGAAAAATTTTCTCTCTACGGGCAATTACCAAACTACATTAGATTTAACTCGACATCGAAACACTTTGGTTTCGGGGGAAAATGGTGCGGGAAAGTCTACGATGCTTGATGCTTTGACTTTTGCTTTGTTTGGTAAATCGTTTCGTGGTATCAACATACCGCAGTTAGTGAATTCTATCAACGAGAAAGACTGTATGGTTGAAATAGAATTTACAGTTGGATTGGTTGAATATAAAGTTGTTCGTGGATTGAAGCCAAAAAAGTTTGAAATATACCGTGATGGATCCTTGTTAGATCAGGATGCAAAGGCAAAAGACTATCAGAAAATTTTAGAGGATCAGATCCTGAAGATGACGTATAAGTCTTTCTGTCAGGTTGTTATACTCGGTTCATCTAACTATGTTCCGTTCATGCAATTGAGTGCGGCGGATCGTAGATCGGTTGTTGAAAATCTATTAGACATAGATGTGTTTTCTGTAATGAACACTTTAGTAAAGTCTAAACTACAGATAACCAAAGAATCAATAAAATATATTGAATATAAATTGACACTCACTAAAAACAAAGCACAAGAGAAACATAAGTTAATTAAAACTCTTGAGAAAAAATCTAGTGATTCTGTAGATCAATATAATGAAGATATCCAAGAAGCAAAGGGCGAAATTAAAAAACACCAAGAAGAGGTGGATACTTTACAGAGTGAAGTTAAAAATTTGATGTCTAGTATAACCGACGACAAAGCAGTATCTGATAGTCTCATTCAATTAGAGTCTGAGGAGAAAAGTTTTAAGTCTAAGATCAAGTCTATAGAAACGACATCAAAGTTTTATGAGGAAAATGATTCATGTCCTTCGTGTAAACAGCACATTGAAAAGCACCATAAGGACTTGATGATTAATGAAAGTGATAAAGATAAAAAATCCGTGATTGATTCTATTGAAACTATACGAGATAGCATTAGAACATTGGAATCTAAATTATCTTCTATTAATATAGTACTGGAGAATGTAAAGGATAAAGAGAAGTATATCTCTTTAAGGCAGAGTAAGATTAGTGCATCTCTTCAATATATTCAGAAACTACAAAAAAACATGGAATCTAATTTAATTGAAGTAGAAGAAGTTACTGAAACTAAGGATGAGTTGAATCAGTTAATCATTGAGGGTAAAGGATATGTGGACAGTAGAAAAGATATGGTGGAAGATCAACACTACTACAATATTGCTTTTACTATTCTGAAAGACAGCGGCATAAAATCTAAAATTATAAAGCATTATCTGCCAATCATGAACAAACTAATAAACAAGTATTTAAGTGATATGGATTTTTTCTGTCAGTTCAATTTAGATGAAACCTTCAACGAGACGATAAAGAGTAGACACCGAGATGAGTTCACCTATCATAGTTTTAGTGAGGGTGAACGACTGAGAATAGATTTGTCTTTGCTTCTTGCATGGAGAGAAGTGGCTAGATTAAAGAACAGTGTTAACTGTAATCTCCTTATTCTAGATGAAGTATTTGATTCTAGTCTGGATGGTGTGGGAACAGAAGAATTCTTAAAACTTCTTACAAGTTTCGGAGATCGTGCTAATATATTTGTAATTAGTCATAAGTCTGATACAATGACAGACAAGTTCCAGAATCACCTTATGTTTGAAAAGAAGAATAATTTCAGTAGGATAAAGTGATGTCTAAACTTTTCGAGACAACAGCAGAAGACTACCTCACGCTACTTGGTGATTGGACTGATCCTCTCCCTCCTCCCGTCTTGGAAGAGCATGAGGGGTTCCTCATCGTCCGTGACGATCTCATTGGTGGTGGATCGAAGATGAGGTTCGCCGACTACTTGATTCGTTCGCAGCCTGAGATCAAAGAGTGGGTGTATGGCAGTTCACCAGCAACTGGTTACGCCCAGATATCACTGGCACATCTATGTACTAAGTATGATAAGAAGGCAGTCATCTTCATGGCAGATCGTGCTGTGGAAAAAAGACACTCTTATCAGTTGCAAGCAATCGAAGCAGGTGGTATAATGCGTTGGATTCCTAACGGAATGCTCAGTGTTACGGAAAAAAGGGCAAGAGACTATGTTGCAGAAGATCCAAAAACTCGTAGACTTCTGCCTATCGGATTTGATGATGAATCTGTTATGGGTAGCATCATTCGTGTATCTCGGAATCTTGATATTGACCCACATGAAGTTTGGAGTGTAGGCTCAAGTGGCACACTCACCAGAGGATTACAACTCGCATGGCCCAAAGCAGACTTTCATTGTGTGCGTGTGGGACATAGTGGCGAGTATGGAAAGGCGAAGTTGTACAAATCAAAGTACGCCTTCAACAAAGCCACCAAAGTCTTGCCCCCATTTCCGTCAGCCCCGACCTACGACGCAAAGGCGTGGGAGTTTATGTTGGATCATGCGTCACCTGGCGCACTTTTTTGGAATGTAGGATCATGAAATACTATCAACGTAATGATCATGTTATCAATAGTGATGTAAATGTAAACTTCGAGGATCTTCTGGAAATGACACCAGATAGATTCAGGGAGTGGATTATACAATTGCGTAAAGAACTTACTGAAGCGTGGAATACTTATGGATGCCCTCCTAGAACTGGTAAGAACGAAGAGGGTATGATTACTAGTTTTAATCGCATGTGCGAGTTTCCTGTTCATACATTCGAACGTACAGATGAACTAGAAGATAATGTGAATGATGTCATAATTAACAAGTCTAGATTGGGTGTGGAAGTCGATCAGTTTTTTGAAAATATGTTCAAGACTAGAATTAATTATACCGATAAAGATAATGGACATTCGATTTATGATCTGGTTGCCAATGATGATTATCTGGAGCGAGTAGTAAAGGGAGGTATGCGTCATTTCAGGCGTGACTCTTTTTATAGTCATGCTCTCTCCACTATCAAGCATGATACAAAATACTCGGTTGTAGATGTTGGTAGTGGAGTGGAATGGATTGACGCTTTCTTTGGTAATCCTTCTATATTTAAAGGAAGAGATTTTATTCTTGAAGAAGTAAAGGTCCGAGATGGCTTGAACTCTGGTTATTTTCAGTTGGAACAAAGTGATATTCTCCAATTGACAAAGGAGCAAGTTCTTGGTTATAAAGATAGAGGGTGGTTCGAATATAGACATCATTCAACTTTCGACATTGAGAACATGAGTGATAATAATTTATATTCCATTCGTTTGTATACCAAAGGTAAGAAGATTTTCCCGTCTGGATTTAAGGCATTTAGAATTGGATACATACAACCAGCAGTAAACTTTCCACCTATGACGGCAAAGTACCTTTATGAAAGATTTACAAAACACATTAAAGAAGATGCAAAGATTAAAATTTACGACCCTTCTGCTGGATGGGGTGGTAGGATTTTGGGGGCTATGTCTTGTAATGATGACCTTAGTATTCACTATATTGGTACTGACCCCAATCCTGATAACTTCTTCTCTGATGGAACTTCTCGTTATTCGAACGTTGCAGACTTTTACAACACGAAGACCTATAGAGGGAACCCCTTCTTCTCGGAAACCAATTCGTATGAAGTCTATCAACTAGGGTCGGAGGTAATCCACGAAAATGAGGATTTTAAAAACCATAAAGGTTCTGTTGATGTGGTGTTTACTTCTCCTCCTTATTTTAACAGGGAGGCGTATAGCGAAGACGAAAACCAAAGTTATAAGAAGTATGGTTCGACATACGAATCTTGGCGTGATGGATTCCTGTTACCGACGCTCAAAACAGCAGTAGAATGGTTGAAGCCTGATCGCTACCTCTTGTGGAATATTGCCGATATTCTGGTAAAGAATGAATATATCCCACTAGAAGAAGATTCCAAAAAAATCCTAAGTAACCTTGGTATGGAATATAAGTACACAGTAAAGATGGCATTAGAAGGAATGCCAGGACAAAACCGAGTCGGAGAAGATGGTAAGCCTAAATGCAAGAACTACTGTTCTGTTGACGGTAGATACTTGAAGTATGAGCCTGTCTTTGTTTTTTACAAACCCTCTTGACAACACACCAATCATGAGTTATAATACTAGCATGTCAAAGCGAAAAAAGAAAACCAAGAAGAATATCGTTAAACAGGCAATCAAGAATACATGGGACAATGGTGACAATCCAATTGGGTTGAACGTAACTTCTCTTATGTCTTATGAAACCTATGTAAAACAGGCATTAGAGATCATGTCTAAGAGGTTTCAGGTTCGTACCTACAAACTTGCACCGGCAGAAGATTACCCTCAGTTTATGAGAGGTAAGGATCTTCGTATCCAGATCTGGTTTGATAAGAAGTATTTGGGTTACGAATTTCTGGTTGAGATTGC